CAAGAGGCCGATAATTTTGGAACGCTCATCAAGTAACACTGTCAGCCTCCATCGTCAAATATAATTGCCGAACCTTCGGCGCCGATCACGTACACGACGCGGCCTCCGGTTTCAAAAATCTGCGCGGCGGGATTTAGCTTCCGCGCGGTCTGCATATCATTTGCAACCGTGTTTATGAAAATCGCACTGTCACCCGGCTGCAACGAGTCCTTGTACTCTATGGTGCAAGGACCGAGCCCGACGGCCTGCCATACATCTGGCTGGTACACTGTGCTGCCGGTATATCGGCCGGCCCCGGCTGTAAATTCGATTATCGAACGTGCCATCAGAATGGTAGCTCCTGTTGCTGGTATTCAGGGAACATTTGAATGGAAGAAATCAGTTTCGTGTTTTCGTCCTTCAAGCGCGCCACGTTTTCGGCAAATGTCGTGCCGGTCAATTTCTGTGCCTCATATTCCCTTGTCGAAAATCCATTCATGACGCGGGTTTCAGCGGCACGGGTTTCAACGGCCGGATTGAGCGACGGGATCGGCAGCCCGTTCCAGCGCGCGAACGTCCACGCGGCACGGATGCGGGGGATTTCCCAACCAGGGGCAGCGACAAGTCCGGCCGCAATTTCGCCCTCGAGCCATGCGGAATATATCGGATTCAGAAAATCATTTGCAAATTCCTGATTGAGATTTTCGAAAATCCGGAAACCCAATTCTATCGACCCCTTGGACGCGCTGTAATTCTGGCCGAATTGCATTTTGACAAGCTCGATCGGGATGCCGACAGCGCTTGAGATGTATGTCAAGAGACGGTCAATGAATTCAGGTACGTTGACATTCGGGCGGCGCGTGTCGATGCCGTCGTATTTGTAGCCGGGAGGGAGTCCTTGATTGATAATCCCGCCATGCTTGACCTCGCGCAAGACAAGATCATCATATCCGGATACGGTTTGCTGTGACGGTGCCGAATCGGTCTGGCCCTTCGGCGCGCCAAAAGTGCCGAAAGGAGCCTGACCGGCAGTAGCATCTTTGTCGACAGTGACAACCCCGGCCATGCTCGCATTTATGACAGCGGATTCCAATTCAAAAATCGTCATGTCGCTACATTTTGCGAGCTCGTGTAAGACGGGCGCGAGGAACGGCATTCCGCGATACTGGCCCGGCTCCATGCTGACGTATCCGTGGACAAGAATTTGTTTCTTCGTTTTTTCGGAATATGCGGCTATCCGATTTGTTTCAGTCTGCCCGTCCGGTTTTTTCGTCTTGACATATACCGCGACCTCTTCGCCGGTTTGAGAAATTTCAATTCCCTCTTTGACGATGTTCCCACGCGAACGTGCGGCCTCGATAAAATTGCCTGCCGGTTGTGCGACCTGTGCCGGGTGGATAAGTTGAACGGATAGGGGATTTATGCGCTGGCGTTTTGAGTCCCAACGCAAGACGGCGAAATACTCACCCCATACGATCATGGACGTGACAGCAAGACCCTGCAGCTGATTGAGACTATTTTGGTAGGCATAGTCAGCATCTTTCGAGTTTGACCAGATCCGCCATGAAGATTCGACACGGGCGACCCATTCCCGGAGCTGCTCTTCGTTCGCGCCCAAAATTGTGGTCGACGGCATGGCCTGCAATCGCAATCCGGAATTGACGGTAAAATTCCGCAACGAATTTACCACAGACCTGGCGTGAGCGCTATCCCAGTATGCCTTGTATGACTTTTGCGCGGTGTCCTTCCATGACGCCCCGAGTATCGGATTATGGACTGACAACATCTGTGTCCGAGGTGCGCCTGTTAACGTGTTCGCTGGAAGAGGCGTTCCGTCGAATGCGGCGCGAATCTTGTTGACAAGTTTTCCGGCAAAATTTTTCAGCGTCACGTTATGGCCTCCATTCCGAAGAACCATAAATGAACGGCGGCGCGGAAACGGCGACGGACGACGGGTAGTCTTGCAGGAGCATGGTCATGTAATTTTCACGCATTTGCAAAAGGACTTTCATATCCCGCTTCCATCGCGTGCGAGACTGGCCGGAATCAAGATCGGTTTCGGAATATCCCTGTTCAAGTTGTGTGTCGATGTCCTTGATTTTCGTAATCAGTTCGGACTCGGTATATAATGCCATCGGTTTCCCGCCTGTTAGGCAATTTTACTTTCAAGTATACCATATAATAGTGGAATATGCAAATCGCCACCTAAGCCCGCCCGGATCGGCACCAATCCCAGAAAATTGGCCAGTCTATTTCCTTCTTCCCCGCCAATACGGATACCTGTAGGGCAAGAATGTCCAGCCCGGCCATGCAATAGACGCGGCAGTCCAGCGCTTCGTTCCGGTCACGTATCGTCGCGTACTGATACCCGACGATTTTCCCGTGGACTTTTTTCGCGCGCTTTTCTTCGGCTGTCAACTGATCAAAATACACCATCGGATAATCAGACGGGAAATACAACATATTCGGCGGTTCAATCCCATCAACTGACCGGCGTAGGGCCAAACGCTGGTACAAAATATCCTTGTATGCCAACGTATTTATGTCATATTTCAGCAGGCCGGAAAATTCCTTGAGCCGATATTCCTTGAAAAGACCTCGCATGGTTTCCGCGCCCTGTACCGGGTGCAAGTGCAAGAGCGATTCGCAAAATTTGTTCGTAACTTCCGGGCGGAAAGAAGAGTCGATACACGCGATAGATGGGACAAACGGGAAATCCTGACCGGTGATTTTCCGGCGCAATTCAGCCCACGCGCCTGCGTTCGGATCGTCTGTGTCACCTTCAATCACATAATAGTCAAGCGAATATGCGTTCCCCTCTTCCGAAAATCCGCACAGCTCGCATTCCAGCCGGGCCGGTTCTTTTTTGCCGCCCTTTTGCACGTCGATCCCGAGCGTGGCAACCACGACAGAATCGGGGACGGTTCCGCGCTTGTAATCGGACCGCAGCTCAGTGACGCGCTCGAGACGCGGCGCTTCAAAACCACGTTCTTCGTACGGTTCGCCGAGCTTCAAGTTCATGAACCCTTGCAATTTTGTCATGTCATTCATCGCGTCCGCCCACTCTTGCGCGATAGATTCCCATGACAAAAATGGCGAGTACAAGGCGTTTATGGAATATGAGTGGTAATTTTTCGGAGCATCCGGATTTGTCGGTACCCATCGTCCGGACTGTAACATTTGCATCTTGTTTTTATCGGTAAAAAGCGCCCCACAGTGTGCGCACATGTACCCGACGGATTCAGGAATCACAAAACCGCGCGCATCCGTCTCATATCGCAACCGGTAGATATCGCGGTCCCGCCAGACAAGCGGCTGCATGTGACCGCACTCGGGGCAAGGGATATTGTATAGACGCTGATCACCTTTCAAAAATGCCGGGTATATTTTTGATGTGGATTTTTCCAGCGGTGTCGAAAAAAGAAAAATCTTGGAACGGCCTGAGTACGCAATTGTGCGCGCCTCGGCCAGCTCCATCGGGTCGCCTTCCTTGCCGACAGTCGCCGGGGCTGCGTCGAGCTCGTCCATGAGTACGATCTGAACCGAGTCCATGCGCAACGACGCCGCGCGGTTGTACGATGTAAATCTGCAGCGTGAGCCATTCAAAAAAGATTTTGAAAGTCGCTTGTCTCCTGTCTTGCGGCCAGACTGGACGATCGGCGCAATTTTCTCGATCAGACCGATGGAATCGAGGGCTGGGTCGAGGCGCTTCTCGGACCATTCCGCGGCCACATCATCGGTGGCTGTTATGTACAAGGCGACGGACCCGGGAGCGTGGTCCAAGTAAAACAGTAAAACGTTTTCGCATGCCGTGGTAGCGCCAACCTGCGCGGACTTCAGGAGCGCGACCTTACGGACGGGAGATTGCGGCGACATGTCCCGCATGATATCGATCATGTACGGGGTCACGGTTGGATCATAATATCCGGGGAGAGGTTTCGGCATCATGCGCTTGCGGCAGTGTTGATCCACTGTCATTGTAATATCTGCATACGGAAGCGCGTCAATCTGTCCGGCCAGCCAGTCGGCGTCAGTGCGGTCAATCGTCATCGTCGGACGCCATCTTGTGCGCCTGAATAATACCGCGGCGCAATTCAGATTTGATTGCCGTAGCGGATTCGGTC